GCAAATAAAAGATTAGATTTTGAAATTGCCAGACTAAAAAATTGTGGAGAATTAAAACTCAAAGGAATACAATTTCACCCCAAGTCTCCTTATTATAAAGTGTGTGCAGATGTGGTAGTAAATAATCCTCCAGGACATACTCACCCACATTATCATACTATCCCTTCCGTTTCTTCTTCCTCGGGAACACAGAACGCAACTCCCGAACAGCGTGGTTCATCTGACGCTGCTCTGCTCGGCGCTCCCCTGACGACAGGACGGGAATAGGTTTCTTCCTGATCGTAGCAATCTTCTTCATCACTTTCTTAACCGTTGGTTTGACTGCTTTCAATAGCAGATCTGCCAACGGTTTTGCTAACAGTGCCGATGAGGTTGCAATGACAGCAATGCCACCCACTTGCACAACCTGACCACCACTAGGCAGTCCTGCTACTATCTGTTGAGGTAGTGGGACTTTTTCTGTGCGTTGGATACATTCATTGCCTACAAGTTCATAAGCAACAACTTTTTTTCTAAAACCTTCTACCAGTGTTCCTATAGGTTCCTTTGCTTCCTGTGCTGGTGTAGGACAATCTACCTTTACTGTATTGACTGGAGGGGTTACTTCTGGTGCTTTAGGTAACTCTGGTGGTAATGGTTTATCTGGTGTATCAGTTTTTGGAACAGGAGCAGGACGAGTAATCGTCATCTGTTCAGGTTCAAAAGAAATAGGATTAAAACTGGGAATACCAGAATCACAATACGTAACCAGTCCCGCTTCGTCATCTTGACCTACAGTTTTGGATTTGTTGTTGCTTTCATGAGCTTCAATACACCCAGGAATATCAACAACAGGAACACCAATATTTACCACAACAGGTGGTGATAATGGTGTTGATGTGTAATATTCGTTAGCAGTGACTACTTGTGGAATATCAATCTCCCTGATATTGATATTGGGAGAAGTAATATTGGGTATCTCCATTAGTCCTCAAAGAATTTAAAAATACCAGTCCAAATAGAATGGAAGAAAACATATAGAAAGAAAGTTTCAGATGCTTCTTTCTTTTGATTTTTCTTGTATGTTGATTGTGCCATATCTTTTAATAACGATACCCCTTATTTAACTTTGTGCCGTATCTTTTAATAACGGTATACCTTATTTAACAAAACTCATCAAATTTTAATTAATTTATGTCACCACTTCGATATCTTACTGGCCAAGTTCTGTCTAGAGTAAATGACAATAGAAATATAAATCCAAAAATAAAAATACCAGAAATCATACTAGTGTCCCATGAGCACGACGAATCTCACGAAGTTCTTCAAAATTCTTTTGCTTAGTTCCACCATCATATGACCAGGCATATCCTTCAGTAATCATTTGTTCGTTGAGGGAAAGTTCTGCGTCACCAATGTACAACCACCCAAGTAAGCGACCATACTTGCCCATGCCGCCGACAAGCTCAGTACGAATAATAAGGTCATCATCACCACTAATTGCTCCTTCTAATTTTTCTTTTAACCAATTTGTTGCATCATATCCCAATGCTTTCTCTTCATCATCTCTTGTTCTTTTCTCAGGCGTATCAACTCCTGCAACTCTAACTCTTTCTTTCTTGTATAGATCAAACCCGAGATCAATAGTAACGTCAATAGTATCACCATCGACAACACGATTAATTTCTATAACTCGGAAGTTGTAACAACTCTTCCGACTTGGTGGGGTCATTGCTCCCATGATTTACCTCCTGTGCGTTTGCTGCAATACCAATCACAAAAGCACCAACCGCAATAACTGCAGCAGCACCCCATACCCAACGTTCTAGTTGTCTGACCCTATTCTTAAGGTCATCATTTTGTTTTTCAATACGACTTGCAAAAGAATCCAACTCACTCATTTGAGGAACTTCTTTCATACGTTCCTCTAAAGAAATAACTCTTTCTCTAAAACTTTCTACTCTACTTTCTAGAACAGCAAGTTTAGAATCCTGTTCTGCATCCTTATTCGTCAGGTCGCTCATCTTTCATTTCATTATTTGCCATACGAAGTATATATGCGACATAATACAAAACCCCTGCCAAAAGAATGGCAAGGGAAACAACTACACTCCAAGTTGGGTCATTTACATCCGCGAGGGGGCGAAGGAACAGTTCCATCTTTACTATTTTTACTAGGTATCATTTGATAGGAGAGTTTATCTCTCAACCTATTTACACGTTCTTCATCAAATTTTGAGAAATGTCCTCGTTTCTCAACATGTTTATAATAATGCAATGCATTTTGGAGGATTGTAAAATCCTCCATATCTAAATCAAATTTCATTAGCAATCATTAAACGCAGAACCAACTTCAGATCCAAGTTCAGAACCAACATTTTGTCCTAGAAGAGTTGCCCATCCTGCAGCTAACCATCCAATGTAGGGAATATTAATTACAGCAGGAACAATAACTCCAGCAGAAATAGCACTACCTGCCATCGCACCTTGTGACCGTGCTCCAGCGTCCGCCACTATGCACTCTATGTCTTTTGCAGACTTTCCCTCTTCACCTGTTGCACCTCCCATATTCCTCACACCTTCCATAGTATATTGATCACGACGATATTCATCACGTTTTTCTGTACCACCACCAAACCATCCCTGTCTAGTTCTATTAAGATTCATCGATCTTTCAGATTCCAAAACTTTGGGATCATTTGCACGATATTCAATTTCATATCCATCCTTACCCGCCTTAATTCGATAAGATGAATATGGGCCGCGAGGAAGATTAAATGTAGGTGGTTGTTGAGTAGCAGGTTCTTTCTTTATCAAATGACCAAGAACACCAATGTGTGCTACAGCAATAACCCCACCAACACCAATGACAAACCACTTAAATGGAGAGATTTGTTTTGGTGTTGATGGGGTTTCACCTACAGATTCTGTAGATTGTTTTAATACTCTATTCATGGTTTCTTAGGTTCAACTGCAGATACTACAGATGGTTCTTCCTTTTTGATCGCTGGTGCTGCTTTAGCGGTAGCACCACCTGCTTTAGCGGGAGACAATCCAAATGCGGCTAATGAACCAGAGAAGACCGAAGCGATAAATGTAGGGTCGAAGTCAAGAATCTTCTGACCGTTTGGTAAACGAACGTAACTGAATGTGAGAAGAGATGCAGACCAAATAAGTACGACAACTTTCACCAGATTACCAAGAACTTCACTCTTATCTTCATCATGGTCCTTATGCTCTTCTACTTCCTTTGCTTTAGATTTATTTCCTAGCATTGAGTAGAAGACAAGGCATCTCTATTTAGGAAGATGTCCGTTCTCAACCAACCATTCACGAGTCAATGGTGTTGGTGGATAAACTTTCCACATCTCACCCAAAGCACATGCCTGAAGTGCTTTCATTGTCATACCTTCAGTAAGTCCAGCCCATTTTGCCTCTGCTTCCCAAGGCACAGCAGATGATGGATAAGTTTTTTCAACCATCTCTCTCCAAACTTTAGGAACATCCTCTTCTGGTTTAATGATAGCAATCATACTATTCTTGATACTACCTGCCATACAATCTTGTGCAGCGTGCCAACCCTCATGACGCATCACAGTCATAAGTGTAGATGGGCGGTTCATATATGCTTTGTTCAAGAAAAAGTTATTACTTACAGTGTGATAGACACCACGATGTCCTGCTGGGAAATACTTTTGATCTGCTAGAAACACCTTAACTCCGACTTGATTAAGGGAAACAAGCATGTTGTTGAACTCAACAGAAACATATGTAAAAGACTCAGTATTGGGATACTGACTAGAAATATCCAAAAGACTAAAGACTTCTTCGACTCCATCGGTGCATTCTCGTAGAATCATACACCCCATAGAATCCATAGTGTTATAACCCTTGGTGATTTTAGAGTTATCAGCCAATGCTGGAGCAGTTAATGATGCTGCTGCCAACAAACTCATGATAATTTTTTTCATGGTAGATTAATATTAGGTCCTGTTGTAGATGGAAGAGCTGGTCCTGTAACTTCTGGAATACTTGGCATAGAAGAATCAATTAATCCAGGAAGTTCTTCTGCAATTGCTTCAACTGCAGCATTAGCAAGATTTTCCCTTGCCTCTTCTTTCCATTTATCAATATTACTATAGATAAAAACTCCACCACCAATGACTGCCAATGAAGTCAGTCCTGATAGCAGAGCAATAACATTAATTACTTTTTGCATAATATGCCTCGTAGTATTTTACAATCCCCGCAGTGTGCATATTACCTTGAGAAACCCAGTCATGGGCACACTCGTAGATAGATTGGTTTGAATATTTAGGTGTTACTCCTTCCATTTGGTGTCCAAACTTTGCTAACAAAACTTTAAGTGATTGTTCTCTCACTTTCATTCTGTCATCACTATAACGCCAATCATCAAGACTCATCGAAATTGTCCCAGTCCATTGCCAGATTGCCAAACATTTTCAGAACCGCCTTGAGTTTCTCCCACAGTAGTCCAGGAAGAAGTTGCCATTTCATACATCACTTGATGAATGTTTTCTGGCTCATTGCTTTGATTATTTTCTTCCTCACGACGTGCTGCTTCCTCAAGCATTTCTTCATGAGTAATTTGCTTTTCAGTTTTTACAGGTTCAATACTAGAGTCAACAAACCATTCATCGATAGGCATAATCACTGGAGCAGGAACTCCCAGATAAGGAGGTTCTGGGTCATTTAGTTGATCGCAGTCAACTTTTTCTTCATCAATTA